CACCGCGCGCACACAGCGACATCTCGAAGCAGTTCTACACGCGTCAGCGTGGAACGTTCGGTGAGCGTGATGGTCGCATCGGCTACTCGGCGAAGATGATGGAGACCAACGCAGGCGACATCGCTCTGCGTGGCAACATGTTCCTTCGCTCGGGCAAGAACAACGGCGTCAAGACGGCTCCGGCTGCTGCGACGTCGGTTCGTGCTCCGTCTGCACCGATCACGGGTGCATTCGGTGTTGCTGGCGCGAACGGCAACTCGCTGTTCCTCGCGGCGGATGCAGGTACGTACCAGTACCGCGTCACGGCGCTGAACCGATTCGGCGAGAGCGCGTTCCTGCAAGAGACGGGTGGTGTCGTCGTTGCTGCTGGTGACGGCGTGACGCTGACGATCACGGATGGTGGCGGTTCGGATGCGGCGACTGGTTATCGCATCTACCGTTCGAAGGTCGGTGGTGCGGTCGGCACGGAGCAGATGCTCATCGACGTTCCGCGCCAAGGCGCGACGACGGTGTACGTCGACGTCAACCAGTACCTGCCTGGTACGTCGCGCGCGTATCTGTTGCAGATGAACCTGCAATCGATGTCGTTCCGTCAGCTCGCTCCGATGATGAAGATTCCGCTGGCAACGCTGGCGGCATCGATTCGCTGGATGCAGCTGCTGTACGGCACGCCGATCGTGTACGCGCCGCGCAAGAACCTCATCTTCATCAACGTCGCTGACGACTAAGTGATGTGAGGCACTAGAGGCAGCGAGGGCAACCTCGCTGTTTCTGTTGTTACCGCATCAACCCAACACGACGAAGGAGATTGCAAATGGAATCCGCTACGGAAGAAATGAATCCTGATTCGATGGTCGAAGTCTCTGTTCACTGCGCGCAGAATGCCGGGAAAGAACCGAACTCGCGTTGGGGAAGGCTGAAGTTCGACGACGAAGGCAACGCGCTCGTGAAGCTTCCTGTGAAGGACGTGGGGAAGCTGAACGACATGGGCTGGCTGTCAGAGGAAGACAAAGAGAAGTACCTCGGCATGGAGCCTGCGAGCGCGCCGATGGAAGCGGAGGCTGCTGCGCTGATGAGCGAGAACGATTCGCTTCGCGCTGCAAACACCAAGCTCGCGTCGAAGGTCGCAGAGCTGGAAGCAGCTGGCGAGACGATGTCGAAGAAGTTCGACGATGCGTGGTCGAAGGAGCAAGAGCGTTTCTCTTCGCTGATGAAGGCGAAGGACGAAGAGTGCGACGGTCTCAAGCGCGCGCTCGACGGTGCTCAGAAGTCGCTTGCAGAAGCGAACGCAAAGCTCGAAGCAGCTGCGAAGGAAGACAAGAAGTCGGACAAGTCGGAAGGCAAGAAGAAGTAACCAATGTCGCTCGCAGACGGCAATATCACGATTGCGTTGTCTGAACTGACACCGCAGTGGTTGAAGGACAACTACCTCACAGGGTTAAAGTTCGTCCAGGATAACGGCAAAGAGTATCCAGACACGTTTTACGAAACGCATCTACAGAATGCGCTCGTGAAGCTGGAGACGCTTTGCGATATTGCCGTGCTGCCGCAAGTGATCACGGTCGAGCAGCACGACTACCACGCGAACGACTACATCGATTGGGGATGGCTGAAGCTGTTCAAGTCGCCTGTCCTGTCGATTCAAGCGCTGCGTGGCGTGTATCCAGCCGGGTCAAACATCATCACGTACCCTGTCGAGATGGTGAAGGTCCGCAAGGACACTGGCCAGATCAACTTGGTCGTGACGCAAGGAGCGTTGTCGTCTGTCATCGTGGGACAGGGCGGCGATTTCTTGCCACTCATTTACGCAGGCGTCAGCAAGGTTCCCAATCTCTGGGAAGTCGATTACACGGTCGGCATGGACATCAACAATCTGCCTCGCACAATTGTTGAAGCGATTGCAAAGCTCGCGTGTGTTGACCTGCTGACGATTTTCTCTGACCTCATTCGTCCTGTCGGCATTTCGAGCGAGAGCGCTTCGATTGACGGCTTGTCGCAAAGCATGAGCTATCAAGCGCCAGCTTTCCAAGCACGCCTTACGCGCTACGACTCTGATTTGTACGGACCGAATGGCAAGCGTCAGGATTTGGCGATGACGTCCGGTTTGCTGAAGCAAATCTTGGACAAGTATCGACCAATCAACTTCGAGGCTGTCTGATGCCGTTGAAGCAGTCAGGCAAGCTTTTGGTTGGTGGTGCGACGCAGCCAACTGCAAACGGCTTCAGCGTGCCGTTCAAACGCGAAGAGTTTGAGCAGCTCATCAAGACGCACGGCTACGATTGCACGTGGGAGAAGGCTGCGTACTGCCCGTATCTCAAAGGCCCGAGTACACACGCACACGACATCAATTGCGACGTGTGTCACAACGGCTTCATCTACTTCGATCTGCAAGAGACGAAGGTGGTGATGACGTCGTTGACGGTCTCGCAGCAATACTTCGCGTACGGACGCTTTGATTCAGGTCGCGTGCAAATCACAGCGTTCCCAGAGTTCAAGATGTCGTTCTGGGATCGCATCACGCTTTGTTGGTCACGCGCACGCATCAGCGAACTCGTGACGCGTCAACGCAACACGCTGCGCGATCGGTTCCGCTACAAAGCCATTTGTGTGGAGTACCTCGCGTGGGTACTGAACGGCGTGCTGACGACTGCAAAGCAGAACGTCGACTTCACGGTTGATGACGATACAGGTGAGATTGTCTGGTCATCAACTAACAGACCAAACGCAGAGACAACGTACACAGTGGTCTACTTCTATCGGCCGATCTACATCGTTACTGATGTTCCGCACCAAGTGCGTGATGAGCACGTGCAGAGCGGAGAACAGAAGGAGTTTCCTGTACAGGTCGTTGGCCAGCTCGACCAATTCATTCGAGAAGAACGGAAGGACCCGAGCAATGAGAGTGAAGGTCAAAATCCATTCTCGACTAAAAGCGCGATTAGCGGCGAAGGCGCGTGATGCACTTGCCACAACGTTTGCGCGAATGGTGCCTGTGGCAATTGATGCACTGTCTCGCGAAGCTGATGCAAAGCTACATCGTACAGCGAAACTCTTCAAAGCAGAGCTACCAGACTCGGTGACCGCAACAGACACGGCACTGCACATCAAGTTGACAGGCATCGCCAAAGATTTGGACCAAGGCTATCCAGCACGCGACATGAAGCGAGAGCTGCTAGCGTCACCCAACGCAAAGACAGGAGCAAACGGCAATCGCTACATCGACGTTCCGTTTCGACATGCAACGGATGAGAACGCAGTCCGCTACCAAGGCATGCCGAACGAGATCAAGAACAAGGTGCAAGCAGCCGTAAGAGCTGAACGACGCAACGCAGACGCGGAAGATCGAGCGATGAAGAATCCACTCCGCGTTATCGGCAAGCTTCCAGCAGAGTCACCAAAGCACGCAACCAGCATCTATTCGGATATGATGCGGGTGGCAAAGCGAGTTGGAGGCAGAGTATCAAGCGCCTACTACACGATTCGACGCGTCTCCAAGAACAGCGATGCTCAAGCGTGGTGGCATCCAGGATTCGCAGGAATCAGAGCGCTGAAGGCAGTAGAGACTGAGCTACAGAAAGTGATGCAGCACGTCTTCAAGAGTGAGCTGCACAAGCGAGGCTTCAAGACGAAATGACGCTACCAACACCAAACGGATTTGTCGGTCACATGTTCTTCGAAGAACTGCTGCGGCGGTTCTTCGTTTTTGCGTTTGGTGAAATCGCACGCACCGTCAACGATCCTGACGTCACGTTCATCGATGAGCTGTTTTCCAGCTGGGGCGATGAGGTGAGGTTGCAGGTGAAGAAGTGGTTCGTGGAGAGCACGAACATCAACGTCAGCATCAACTTCCCAAAGCAGGACATCGGGCTGCCGTTCGTGTGCGTCGTCAATTCGAACGAGTCAGAAGCAGCGCAAGCGTACCTCGGTGACTACGGTGGTCACATGATGCTGGGCGCTGACCAAGTCACTGCGTCATCGAAGCTCGACATCTATGGCGATGTCGACAATCGTCCACGAGGCACGCAGGTGCGTAGACTGCTCTCCGTTCCAGAGACCAAGACGACGCAAATCTTCATTGGTACGAACGACGTCAACACGACGCTGTATCTGTACACGGTCGTGAAGGCGTTGCTGCTGATGAACAAGATCGACTTCGACAAGCGCGGTGGCGCTCGCAATCTGAAGGTGAGTGGTAGCGACCTTCAGTACCACCAAGAACTGTGGCCAGAGTTTGCGTACTTCAAACAGCTGACGTTGAACTACGAGACGAACTTCGACGTCGCGCTGCCACCTGAAGACACAATCAAAGGCGTCAATCTGACGCTCAGCGACTTTTTCGACAATCAACTGAATCCGTAGGAGGCACCGTGGCTACAAAGAAGCAGGACACCGAAGAGGTAATCCTCGGGAAGAAGTTTGCAGGTGAGAAGTTTCCTACGGTGAAGAGTGCAGAAGACGTGGCTGCCGAACGTGAACTGCAAAAGCAATTCGAGCACGAGAACGCAGTGCCGCTCTCGGTCTACTTCACGATTCGCCGAATCACCGATCCTGTAAAGCAGGCGATGATGGAGGCGTACACCAAAGTCAGGAAGGCGACGCTTGAAGCCTTCGACGAAATCTTCGAGACGTTCTAAGGAGGTCATCAATGTCACGCCAAGTATTGTTCAACGGCGCAGTCCTGACGCGTCCTGGTGCGTACACCAAAGTTGACGCGTCGCAATTCGCAAACCTCGCCTTGCTCGGTATCGGCATCGTCGGTTTGATCGGCGATGCTGACGGGGGTCAGCCGCGAGTTACGAAGGTCTTCAACGGCGCTGATGCTGTGAAGTCAACGTATCGCAGTGGTGATCTTGTCGAAGCTGCGATGATGCTCGCAGACCCTGGCAACGATCCACTCATTCCAGCAGGCGCTGCGACGATCGTCACGTACAAGACGAACCTGTCTACGAAGTCGACGTTCACGCACGACACGACGTTCGTGTTCAACTCCATCGATTGGGGTTTGCACACGAACAGCATCCAAGTGCAAATCACGTCGTCGAGCGGCAACTTGCGTACGGTGCAAATCACAGGGCTCGATTCGTTTGGCGCTCTCATTACAGAGACGTCGCCAGAGTTCGGTGACCCGTTGAAGTACGGCAAGTTCACCATTCAGTACGTAGGCGCTGGTTCGGCCTGCACGGTGACGATCACTGATACTGCGCTGACGACGGCAGTGACAGGCGGTCCTGGTGGTGAGGCGCTGAACGTAGTGTTCGCGAACTACAACTCGCTCGCCGACATCCTGTTCTACATCGACGGTCTTGCCGCATACACGGCAACTGCTCTCATCACGAACGCAGCGTCGTTCGATGCGAGCTACCTCGATGCGCTGACGGCTGTCGACATTCGCACTGCGCCCGTCACGATCATGGCGAACAACTTCGACCTGAGTGACTGGATCAACAGCAACAGCTCGCTCATCACGAGCACGCAGACCAAGAACAAGACTGGTCCGCGTGCGGTGCTTGTGAAGACTGCGCTGGCTGGTGGCACGAAGGGTACGTCCGATAATACGGCGTGGGCGAATGCGTTCACGGCGATGTCCGGCATTCGCATCAATCAGCTTGTACCACTCGCATCGAAGGATGCAGTTGCCGCTGTCGGCACGTACACGATCGCGTCAATCAACGCAGCGCTCAACACGCACTGCAAGTTGATGAGCGCGACGGCTGGCAAGAGCGAACGTCAAGGCTGGGCCTCGTTCCAAGGCACGAAGGCAAACCTCATTCTTGCTGCGCAGGGTTTGAACAGCGAGCACGTTCAAATCAGCAGCCAGAAGATCACGCGCACGAGCGCTGTCACTGGCAACGCGGTGGTGTTCGACGAGTGGGGACAGGCAGTGTGCTTTGCAGGCATGCGTGCGGGCGCTCCAATCGGGGAACCGCTGACGCACAAGCTGATCAACGCGTCTGCGATGTCGAACGATTCGTCGTGGGATACGAGCAACGCAAACGACATCGTCGACCTGCTGCTTAACGGCATCATGTTCTGCACGTTCGTGCAGGGTGAAGGCTTCCGCATCGAGAAGGGAATCACGACGTACACCAAGAGCAACAACGACGCTTTCATCGAAGAGTCGATTGTTCAGAACTGGAAGTACATCGCGTACAGCTGGCGTACGGCGCTGGAGAAGCAGTACACCGGACGTCCGATGGATGCAGGTCAGGTGCTGACGGTGAAGCCGTTCTCAGCTGTTGTTCTCAATGAGCTGCGTGCACAAGGTGCAATCGCGGACAGCGTTGTGAATGGCGTCGTGTCGCCTGGCTATCGCAACATCAAGGTGACCGCGACCAAAGACATCCTGAGCGTCAGCGGTGAAGTGTCGCCGACGTCAGGCATCAACTTCATCCTGAACACCGCCGTGCTCGTCCCGGCGCAGTTCTCTATCTAAGAAAGGAGCTGAGCCGTGGCAAACGAACTACCATTCAACGATGTCGGTACACGCGTATTCAGTGGCGCGCGTGCACGCTTCTACTTCAACGGTACGCAAGTCGCGTACGCATCTGGATGCGATGGCAGCGAAGAGATCCAGATGGAGCCGATCGAAGTGCTCGACAATCTGCCTGTCAAAGAGCACGTGCCTGTCGGCTATCGCGTCACGTTCAACGCGAACATCTTCCGCACGGTGGCGTCTGGCGCAAGCACGGACGTCGCTCCGGGTTCGCTGAAGGAACAGGGAATCTTCCCCAAGTTCGGCACGCGTGGCGAGCGCATCCTGCAAATGACTCCGGTGACGGTGTTCATCCAGGATCGCAACACCGGCAAGGTGCTGTACGTGATCGAGGGCGTGAAGCCTTCGTCGCAGAACTTCAGCATCACCGCACGCGGTGTGGTCGCACAGAACGTTTCGTTCGTCGCGATCAAGATGATGGACGAGTCGGAGATCTAAACCGACTTGAGCGAGGTTGCTCGCTCTGCGCGGCAACGAAGCCGCAGAAAGCGAGACAGCGATGATGAGAAAACTCGAAAACGGAATGCACGTAAAGGTCGTCGACGAAGTTGGCGTGGTTCACGATGGGTTGGTTACCAACTGCTGGGGCAACAGCGAAGTCGAAGATGGCAAAGCCGGACCGACTATCAATGTCCTCTTCGTGACTGCGGACACTTCGAAGCGCGACCAATATGGCGACCAGATCGAACGGTTGTCGTCTTGTAGCCACAAGCGCAATTCGCATGCACCGGGACGATACTGGTACTTCCCTGACGAGACGTTCTAGTCATTACTGGAAGCGATGCCGAGTAGGTGTCGAAATAGCTTCCCACGTTTCGCTGTCGCGCAGAGCGCACAACAATAGAAGGAGCAGCAATGTCGGAGCAGGAAGAGAAGCAGGAAGAAGAGAAGGACGAAGCACCGAAGGAAGAGAAGATTCAGATCTTCGATTTGACCGAAGAGGGTGCGTCGAAGAACAAAGAGCTGCGTTTCACCAAACGCTTCCGTATGCGCTACACCAACGAGGATGGTGAAGTGCTCGATGGTGAGTTCACCATCAAGCGTCCCAATCTCGCAGAGACGGCGCGCATCGGTGTGATCATGGCTGAGCTGCGCGAAGACAAGCCAGTCTCATCGCTCGATCGCACGACGTTGGCGATGCACGAGTGGATTGCCACGTGTCAGATCGTGGTGACGAAGGCGCCGCCTTGGTGGAACCCGGAAGAGATGTACGACTCCGAACCGCTTCAGCGAGTGTTTGCGGAGGCACTCGCATTCCAGAATTCCTTTCGTACTAAGCGCGTGGTCAAACGACCTGGAGAAGCTGCGAGCGGTAGCAGCAGCGAAGCTCAAAAGTGAGAAGCTGCAATGGTGGTGGTGCAAACGCTACAACAGACCACTACTAGATCCGCTCTTGCAGCAGTACACGATCGAGGAACTGCAAATCGAATATCTCATGTACGTCATCGAGGAGGACCCGCAACAAGCGTATCCACGAGGCGACATGGGGCAGGTGCAGTTCAGAACTGGTGACGAGCTAATCGACAAATGGGAAGAGAAGCTCGCGCAAGGAAAGGATGCTGATATCGATTGGGATGAAGGCGTTGATCCTACGTTCCTCAAACGCTTCAAGGAATACTCGAAGCGCGTCGCAGAGCGGATGATTCCATCGCTTGCAGAGGAGCGTGTGAAACAGGAAGCGGTCGAACTTCCAACTGAGGAACGCGACGACTTCCTCGATAGCTTGGTCGGTTTCTCAGACGACTACACGAGGTGAGCGTGTCCGAATCAGACGCAACACTCTCATTTGAAGCAGACGTACCAGCGTTTCTTCGCGACGTCGACGAGATGGCTTCGAAAACGGAGTCCATCTTCACACGCATGGCCAAGAAGCTCGGAGGCATGTTCTCCGGGATGTTCACTGGCGGTGGTGGCAGCTTCCAGCAATCGCCGATGGCGATGACGACGAAGGAGCTGGAGAAGCAGCACAAGCTTTCGTTGGAGCAGCTCAAAGTCGAACGTATGCGGCGCGACGTGCAGCGTGCTGCGCGTTTCGATGAGAGTCGTCGCAAGTACGGTGAAGATGCAGAGCTGACGTGGACTGGCGAGCTACGACGTCCACGGCGCGATCTACGCTTCCAGCAGACGATTGGTGGTCTTGCGTCAGGTGTCGGTATGGCACACCAGTTCATGAACTCTGGTGGTTCAAACGCTGGCTACGTGCAATTGGGAACATCTATCGCGTCGATGCTCGCACCGACGTTTGCGCCACTCATTCAAGCGATCGGTGCGATGGGTGTCGACCTGTTCAAGAAGCAGGAACACGCGCGTGAGATGGCATTGCAGCGTTACCAGGTTGGTGGAGAAGAGGGCGCATTCCTCGGCAACAAGACGTATCCGCTATCGTACAAGATGGATCACGTCCGCAAGCAGTTCGGTTTCAACCAAGGCGATTTCACGAAGATGTACACAGGCGCTGCACGTGGTGGTGCATTTGAAGGCGCGAAGCCTGAAGAGGTGATGTACAGCCTGATGAACAACGAGACGATGTACGGCACAGGGAGCAACCTGAGTCGTTTGTTCGGCGCAGTCGGCAAATCCGGGTCTGGCGGTCAAACGGATGCGATGATGTCTGCGTACGGTCTCGCAATCGCAGAAGGCATGTCGCGCGGCCGTATGGGTGAGATTCTCGATCAGCTGACAGCAGCAGTCGAACAGAACACTGACGCATCGACGGATGTGGAAGCGACGGCGAATCGCTTCCTGTTCATCTCGTCGCTCGGTCAGATGTATCGAGGCAACACAGCGTCAGCTCGCGAGATGGACCAATCGATTCGTGGGCTCGCGAAAGGCTCAACGCCGTACACGCAAGTCACATCGTTGTTCGCCGCTGGTTTTGGTACAGGCAGTACGTTCTCTCAAGCGAGTTTGGCAGCACAGACAGGTGTCGACGTCGAAGGCGGTGTCAGCAGCGAAGCCATCATCAAAAGTAACTTCAGCAACTACATTGGCGCGTACGCTCGTGCAAACAGCGCAGGCAAAGCCGACATCATTTACACGCTCAGCTTTCTCACTGACATGCCGATGCCGAAGGTGAAAAAGATCATGGACCGACTTGCGTCAGGTCCAATGGGCAAGATCACAAAGTCGCTCGCGCCAGGGGCGCCTGTCCCGGACTACTTGCTGCAACCACGCATCTCGCGAGCGAAGGGTGAAGACGCGTTGCGACCTGACATCAAGACGCAAGGGCCAGGCGACTTCATGAACTCGCTCGACACGTCGAACGAGGAAGCACTGGAGAATCTCGCGCGGATGCCAATGGACGAACAGCGCAAGCTTGCCACTCCACCAGGTTGGGGCGACCTCGGCTCGATGAGGAACGAGCCTAGTGCACAAACGACGTCGTCAGACTTCGCGAGCAAGTACGTCGCTGGTGGCGAAGGTCGATTTGGCAACACGCGTCCTGGCGGTCACTTCGGTCAGGATTTGATGTTCCCGCCAGGAACGACGGTGTACTCACCGTGCGACGGTATCGTCTCAAATGTAGCGAAGAAGTTCAGCACACGTGGAGCAAAGCCAGAGCCTGCAAATGGAGCGATGGTTTGGATCACGAGCACAGAAGGCACACAGTATCGTTTGTTCCATCTCGATCCGAAGACGCTGAAGGTGTCACAAGGTTCGCGTGTCGAGCGTGGTGACGAGATTGGACGCACGCTGAAGTTCGCCACGTGGCAGAACGGCAAGAAGACGCATTTGCACGCTGAGGTGATGAAGAACGGACAGCTCGTCGATCCTGTGAGCAACATGGATATGGAATCACTCATCACGCCAGCGATGGTCGAGCCTGGTAGCGGAGGCATGGGACCAATGTCAGCTGGGAGTGCTGCACCGTCTGCTGGTGCAGCAGCAGCAGGCGCAGGTGGCGGGGCTGTTACAGTGAACATCAACGTCAGCGACAAGACGACTGGTGGTGTGAACGTCGAGCGCGATGCGGCGAGCTACGCGAAGCAATCGAAGATGCCAGCGCCAGGTGACACGCCTGCGCAATCAGAACTAGCAGACCCATTCCAATGACGATCGACATTCCAAAGTTCTTCGAAAGCTACTCAGACCTTCGTGTCGTTTGGTTTGGTGAAGGTACCAAGCTGACCGTCGAAGCGGAGTCGACGGACACGTTCATTGACGGAGACAACGATGCGTTTCGTTCGTTGGCAGGACTGACGAAGGGCACGACGACAGGTGGCTACGAACTGTCGACGAACGGAGAGAGCGACATCGCGAGTGCATCGTGGACGAAGGACACAGAGTCACCTGCTGGTGTGTTGAGCCTGCTGCTGTTTCCTCGTCAGAACTATCTCGAGAAGATCAGCCCTGAAGACGTGTTGCTCGTGTACGGACGTGGCGACAAGTTTTTACCAGAAACGTTCATTGCGCTCATCTCGGTCGACGCTGTG